AATCCCATTTCATCCATATACCGTTTACTACGAGACACATCGCCGCCCTCTGATATCCACGCCACCGGCTCTTGCTGCGCTAATGCTGCATTCCATCCTCGCTCATAAGCCTGTGCAATCTCAATTTGTTTGTCGTGTTCAGTTTTCACCATTTCATCGACATGTTCTTCCCATGCGTGTTCTGCAAGTTGAATTTTCGTTTCGTAATCATCGTATGAATCGCTCATGCTTCTACCTCCAATAACATCTTCTTCATGCGTTCCGCTAGCCACAGCACCGTGCCGCCATCGGCGTAGGTTGACGCAAAATATTCTTCCCCGTCTGTCGTGTAGCCCATGATGACTACGCCATCAAGAGTTTCTTTTGCCGCATCAAGTACCCTGTCTACTGGTAAATCTAATTTTGTTATACCTGTGAACTTAATAATTTTGCTCATCGCTCCCTCGCTTTCAGCATCGCGTCTGCATAGCGGTAACGAGCTTGCTCACGCGTCCATGTGGCTACTTGTTTTATCTCGTAGCATTTGCCATTAGCGTCACGTTGGATAACAGTTTCAGTAAAACCTTTTGGCATCCAATACTCAATGTCTTTCTCGCTAGCTTTAGCTGCAAAGTAGTCACGCAGTGACACCTCAGATTGGCAACAATGCCCACACCTCGGACACTCAAAATCACTCATGCTCGATCCCCCGCATGTTGTTTCCATTCTTCTTTCTCCTTCATACGTTGTTCGTACACTTCCATTAACAACTCAGCAGCTTCTTTGATCTTGAACTTCTCAGCAGTACAGTAGTCGGGCAAGCCCTCGGCGTAGCCCTCAAGCCATGCAGCGAGCATGGCGAACTTATAGTCAGGGCTCATTCTTTTCCCCCTGCGTTGTTCAGTATCCGTGCAATCTCGCGGTCGATATACCAACGTGCTTTGCGTAGATCCTCAACTTGCTCACCCTTCAGGCCAGCTCGCCACAAATATTTTATAGCGTTACCCACACAGAAATTCATGTGCTCGGTAATCTCGATGCACTCCACACCGCTAGGGTGCTCGGTGTAATGCTTGGGGTGGTTAACTGGGTCGTGGTTCATAAAATCCTCCATCCTTTCACTTCATCAGTCCATGATCGTTTCCATAACTGCATCGTCGTAAGTCGTGCGTGTGCTTCTGCTAACTCAGTCGTGGTGTACTCCTCACGCTTTGTCAAATGCCCCGGCCCTACCCATTTGTGAGGATCTACATAGTGTGGGTAGTACGGCACACCACGCAAAATAAATACAGGTTGTGTTTCTGTGTCTGCTGGTTTATTTAGATTCATCAAACTCATTTTCTTTTTCCTTTTACTGTTGCCCAAGCACTGCGTAGATGACCTTCATACCAACGGTCGTCTACTTTTCCCTCTACCATTGTCTGTTGATACCTCAGCTTGACGTGACGTTTTTCTTTTGTTTCAGCTTTTGTTTTGTGCAGATCTGACACGTCCATCAACGTATCGATTTTGCTTTTACCCAACCATGCAACAAGTTCATCCTCAGTCATCTTGTTTTCCCACAACTTATCACTGAGCTTGGGTAAGTACGCTGCTATAAAACGCGCAACAGTTGTCCACTGCTGCTTACCATAACGTGGCGTGCGTTTCAGTGTGTAAAGCTTCTCGTACGTAATGTTGTTTTCTGCCTTAAAAAACACAACGACTCTGTTTGTGTACATGTGAGAAGGCGCTCGCCACATCTTGATTAAGTTTCTGTCCCACAACTCCTGCAACACCTCGTCGTGGGCTTCAGCAAACAGATCATTCAGTATGCTCATCTTGCTCTCTCCTCTTGAGCATTGCCACCATCATTGCGTCTGCTACCCTAAAAGCAAATTCAGCAAACGCTTCTTCTGGTTTGTACTGTGGCATCTGCCCCCACTTACCCGCAAGGATTCCCGTGATAGCAGCTTTAGCAAACTCAGCGCGTAGCTTGTTGTACTCATTCATTCCACACCTCCACTTAGTCTGAATTCAATACGCGCTCTGTCGAGTGCAGCAATACGCTTGCGCTCTGCAACAACTTTTGGATCTTTCCACGGGTACGGTTGTTTAAGAAGACGCCACTGTCTTTTGAACGTTTCGAGTACGTTTGTGCTTTCGCTTGTTGTTTTGATTTGCATCTCTAGCTCCTGTCATGTTGAATGGATCACTGAAAAAAGGTTCGGGTATGGTCACCCTCGTCTTGGCAAACTTCTTGCAATACATCTGGTCTTCGTTCTTCTGAAATAGCTTCTCCTGTTTTGTAGGTTCCATCGTTATAAACTTGTAGTGCCGCTCTGCCGTGATGTACGGCCTGTCGGGATCTTTCTTTAAGAAACTTTCAACGCACCCCAACCGCGTGAGTCTGGTCATCAATGAATAGACAGTGTTCTTGTCTAGCTGCACTTGCAGTGCAATCTCTCTTACGGTCGGCGGGGTCACTCGTTTCTTAACGTACTTGAGTACCTTGAGTTGCTTATCGGTCAGGGGATGTGGGGTCATCTGTTCGCTCCTTTAACCATAACACTGCACAGCGTGAGTGAAACAGCGCTTCTTCTGCATGATGTGATGCTTGCTCATACTGCCGCTCATTAACGTATTCGTACACAAGCTTTAACTGTTTGTGTGCTTGCATAAGATGTTCGCTTATATCTTTCATATCTTTCCTTTATTGTTACCAAAAGAACTTACGTGGTAGCTCAGCAAATTTAGGCAGTGCCTCAAGCGTGTCAGGCTCATCGAGTCTGACTGCTTTTAATAGCGCTCGTTCAAGCGCAGCGAGGAACTGCTTAGTCGTAATATTAGACGCATGTGCCTCTGGAGAGTCACGAAGTGACATACCGCGCATCGAGTAACGACTGCCATTTATCAGGTCATTGTTTGTGAGATACGTTGAGTACAAGTTATCGAAAACAAGCTGACCCAACTCGTTAAGGATGAACTCGGTCTGCTCCTCTAGCTCGCTGCTGCGAAGGGTACGTTGTAAGTTATTTATCTCTGTAGTTGCCAGTGATTTACCGAATGACCTTCGTGAATCCCATTGCGCGTTTTCACGGTATGAATCCAAGCGATACGTTGCCAAGAGCTTGATGGTTTCAATCTGCTTACGAAACGCAGCACGTTCCTGTCTACGCTCATCAGACACCACACGCTTGTGCACGGGGATGTGATCGGATGCACTGACGACGAGTTTGCCTGTCGAAGTGAACGTGAGCATGGCTGAGAACAACTCGTTCTCGTGCTTGATCTCTGGATGATCGCGCTTGTAGTGCTTATGCACGATGTGGTTAAACGGTACGACATACTGCTTGCCGTCCTCACCCATAAAGCTCGCTACCTGTCCACCGTAGCAACCCACCACGTTCCGTGCAATAAATTTACGAGAAGTCAATGAGTCATACCCACGGATATACACAACGCGATAGCCGTGCTGATCGGGCTTGAGATAGCGGATCATCTTGGTGTGATACAGGCACACATCGAAGTAGGCATCATCTTCGCCGCGCTCAAGTCTGTACTGCCATGATGATACATTCTTGAGCGGTCGCTCGTGGCTGCTCCATTTCTTTGAACGTGGAGGCTTAGGTGTTTTATCAAACCACTTCTTGGCGTGTTCGTACGATGTGATTGCGGGTAATGCCCATACGTTTGCTGAAAATCCCATGATTACTCTCCTTGTAAAGTTGTTGTTGAGTAGACGTGATGTCTACTCATGTGTTTTGAATATCAACCGCAGCGCAGCACTTGAATCGTGTCACCTGCTCGACAGGTCTTAGCGTTTCCCTTTCCCCAATTAGTGGCGCACCATGCAGACAGACATCTGATCAATGTTTTGTAATCGTATTTGCCCATAGGGATGACCACCACATCACCGACTGCTGCGTTTTCGACATGTGGTTTGAAGTGCTTGGTTAGCTCCCCATACTGGAACATACTGCTGCGCTTTTTCTTTTTCTCAGCCACCTCTAACTCACCGTACTCATTGCCCGCTGAGTCGATGACTTTGTACTGACAGCCCGTTGCTTTGAGCAGCTTGATGGCTTGCTCGATTGTTTTAGTTGTTACAGCCAACTGCTGAACTGGTTTGGTAGTAGGCATGATGCGCTCCTGTTTGCGGTAAGAAGAAAGTGACACTGGTTGAAAGAGGTCGAGTTGATCCATGATTAAATCCGTCCTTTGATGTGGATTGCTTTGCCCTGCGGAGGAACGAAGGACTCGTTGTCAACGATGCCCCACAACGCAGCGCAAGGCACGACTGCATTGTCCCCATCGAGATAACCATCGGTCAGCCAGATGACTGCACGTGGCTTGTACTGCTTCTCAGCGATATACTTCACAACACACTGTGGTGTCGTACCACCCCCACCCCTTGGCTTCATGAGCGTGGCAATCGAGTGGTACTCGTCGGGCTTGAACAACTGCTCGCCACACACGGACGTGTCCCACCAGATAACGCGCAGTGCATCGGGCATAACAGTCTGTGCGATCTGTGCGATCTCACCGAACAAGATGGGATAGATCGGCCCCATCGAGCCTGACGTATCACCGGCGATAATGATCTCGCCTTTGTTGTATGCGAAGTGTGAGGGCAGCAGGATGCCGAGCGGTGCAAAACGCTTGTTAGGTGGCACGAACCGTGAGTGCTCATCACCCTTACAGATTGTGTCGAAGAACTCGCGCAGATGTTGACGCCACTCGGTAGTACGTTTTGTAGCGTTGAGGTCAAGCCGTCCGCCTCCCTTGCCGTTACCCGCTAGCTTCTCTGCAAGTATCTTGCCCTGCCGTCCTGCCTCATCGACTCGTCGGCCTGTCTCCTCCATCTCATCGTCATCAAGCTCATCGAACAAGTGTTCATCGAAGCCACCCTCACCACTCTCCTCATCACCCTGATCAATGAGGTCACGCAGCACACGAAGAAAACCCCACCCCTTGTACTTAGTATCAACGCATGGCTCAACGGTGGGACGCTCGACCCACGTGAAGTTAGGATCAATCTCCTCGATGATGAGGTTGATGACGTGATCCATCGCCACGTTGGACAGCTTGGGGTAACGCTTACAAACATCTTTGTACTCGACGCAATGCTTGAGCATCTTGTGTAAGTTCTCGTGGATGCGGACATAGCGCAACTGCTTGCGGTTCTGTGCAAGCACAAAGTCAGGGTTGTAATACTCATCACGACCATTGGTCGCAGCCGTGGGCAGACGGTCAGTGATCTCGATTCTGCCCACCATCGCCACGCCGCTAAGCTGAGCAAACAGCGCGTTACGTGTGAGGTCGATACCCACAGCAGTCACACGCTCGTGTGGTGTCATGTCGTTATACATAGTTCTCTCCTTGAAATGGGTAATTAAAAGTTAAACTTATTGAGCAGCGCGTCCACGTTCTTACGTACGTCATCACGTACAGCCTCGTTAGTACGTAACTCCTTGGCGTCCACCCCTTGCAGGGCTTGCACGAGCCCGACACGCGCTTGCTCAAGTGTTGTGTCGTTAATAATGTTGAGGTGCTTGACCATGTCACACAGCTCCAGTGCACCCGTGACGAGCGAGTCGTGGAACTTACGTGTCCTACGATCACCGTCCACGTTGTCATACCCTAGCCTGTCCTGCATACGCATGAGGTGCGTCTTGAGTCGCTCACGTACGTCAGCCATCGCAGCCTCGACACGCTCATCAGCGAGCTTGGCTAACTTCTCCTGAAGTTCTTTCTGAGCGTCATTGCCCACGTCCACACGGAAGTCACCCGCACGTGGCACAGGCATGAAGTTAAGACGGAAGGCGAACTTACGCTCGATCTCGCTCACATCAGGGTAGTCATCACGCTTGAACATATCGCCAAGCGCCATCGCCTGTGCTGTGATGAGCGAGGGGTACACACGGATGAAGTCCTCCACGAATGAGAAGAACGTCTGCTCACTGTCTGCCATGCGTTGGCTAAACGTGAGGAAGTTCGCTGTGGGCAGCAGCCTGATGCCGCTGTCTGACCACGGCATGGTGTTCTCGTACACGTATGTGCGTACGCTG